TAAAGGTATTATATAATACCCCGCAATCCTATTAAGACAAGTTATTAAAATTCTTCATCATCATCATCTTCAAACTGATCCCAATAATCTTCATCATACTCATCATAAACTGTAGAGTATTCATCTTCATCAACATAAGAGTCTGCCTCAAACTCAGCCTTATAAAGAGGCTTTGGCAGTTCTCCCTGATAAAGACCAACCACTTCATATTTGCAAGTGCGAAGTTTCTCGCAGTTACAATCGCTGGGAACACTGACAACATCTTCAGGATTAATTTTAACAATCACTATATTATCACCAGCATCAACATTACCATAGTTAGCAACATAGTTCAACGCTCCCGCATGAAGACCTTGTGAGCATCCAACTTTACGATTGTCGTCTACCTTTGCTCGACGCATTTCGCAGACCTGACCAACCTTATTGTCGAATGTTCCTCTCCACTTGTCTTTGAAATCGCTGTTGACTGCTTTGTAGGCAAGAAAACAACCGTCTTCAGTGATGGGAAGATTCTCATGCTCCAAGAAGTCATACAGTTCTTGCTGACTTTGCATACTTGGATTCTCCATAAGATTTTCCAAGAATTTTACAAGAGGCTCAAAGGGCAAGCCCTTGCTCATAAATTCTATAATTCTTTTGCTGATGCTGCCGTGAACTTCTTCACCTTCAAACATCACCTTACCATTTACGATTGATACTTGTCCGTCACTAAAGCTAGCAACAGCCTTCTCAATGTCTACCAGTTCTAGCAACTCATCTTCTGTCGCAGTTGGTAGTGCTTCCAGAATCAACTTGTAATTAGTATGATCTGGAATTACTTGGTGAGCCTTATTCTTTAAGATCACCGTTAAGTTACCGTCAACCCACATAAAAGGAACACTCATAATTAAACTCCTGTGATTAAAACCTAAACCAAATTTCCTATTGCTGTTCTCAGTTCACTGAGTTCAACATTGTCAAACCATTTGTCTCGACCATAGTAACCAGTGTTATGAATATCTGTAGGGTCATTAGTCTTGATCCTCTCAACATCCAAATCGTCGTTACTACTAACAATATACTTTAGTATCGGTGACTTGTCAATAGTATCTTTAAGAATTTTTCTAAGAGCATCCATTTTAGGTAGGGTCTTGATGATTGCCTGACTATGAGATTTCTTACCAGTTGGCAACTCTTCGTAACCATACAGTTTCTTAAATTCAAAAAGCATATTGTTTAGTTTAAGCATTTTAGCATTAATATCCTTTGCACCTTCTGTGATATTATATACACTTGCTATATTGTCTACATGCTGTTCAAGTCTTTGTCTACTAAATACTCTAAGATTAAAGTATTCACTATTTGCAACTTGAGAAAAGTAGTATATAAGTAGCCACTGATCCATCGCCTGAGTGACTGTCTCATCTTTAATATAATCCTTGTAGTCAAGGCCATAGATATTTAAAAGATTAGCCATTAGAACTCTATCTGAACGCTCTGGACTACTACTCCAACTTCTTTGCTTCTTAAAGTCTGAGGTAGAATATTCTTTGTCACAGTGATTGATGACTGCATCATATTTACCTACTTCTTCTCTTAATTTCTTAGACATTTTTGCAGCTTTGCTTTTAAACCATTTGTTAAAGCAAACTAGATTAATGCCTTGCTTTTCTAGTTTAGATACAGAACCTTGCTTGATAGCATAGATATTATATTTATTGAATAGTAAAGCACCTAAGACGTTATCCTTGCCTGCTAGACTATAAATCTTACTCAAAGCAGGATAAGGACTAACAGAAGAATATCTAGTAATAGGAACATAGATTACCTGTTCAGCATCTTCTAGTCCTTCTACCAGACTATCACTCAGTTCGCTAAGATGGGTAGAATCATTAAGATTGTTACCACTAAGATTAGAACACTCATCAGGCTGATAATCTTTAGAACTTTTTAGTAGAAAGATTTCGTCTTTACTAATCATACCAGCACCAGTACCAGTTCTACCCTTGGTGCTAGACTGTAGCAGACTACGGTATTCAGAAATGTTCTTGACATTCTCTTCACCACCAATATCTTTGATAAGTTGAGCAAAACCCTCACCAGAATCTTCTGCTGGATTTTGAGTGTCAACCATAAGATAGGCCATACAATCATTCTGATTACAATATCTAATAGCAATCTTCTTGGCAGTCTCAGGACTTCTAGTGTCGCAGACAAAGAAGGCTAGAGGATTAGTCTTACGGGTCTTTTCCCAATAATTAGACGATCTACCTTGTAGACTCTCATGATGGATTTTATCTGTAAGATACAACATTCTCTTGGAACGATGACTAGCAGTACGATAATTAATAACATACAACTGCTTATGTTTACCTAATTTATAATCTAGGTCTTCACCAGCAGACAGGTCATGTTTCTTTCCTGCTACATCAGTCCATTCTGCACCAGCAGTATATCCACCAGCAATATCAGCCAGCTTATAATATGTTTGGTAAGCATCCACAAGATTAGTACACTCTTCAACCTTGGTTGACATATTGCCCTTGAGTTGTAGATAAATATCTTGGGTCTTTTCTCTAAGAGTTTTAATAACACCCTTAGTATACTGTAGACCTTCTCTACTAACATCCATCTCTAGTTCACCAATATCGCAGGTGATTTCAAGATATAGTCCAGAGTTTAATATCTCTTTGACTAGGTTAGTCCAGTTGTCTACATCAGCTTTTTTAAATGCTCTGTTCCATCTCTGGATAGCATCGCTCTTTTGCTCTTGTTCTTCTTTGCCGATAATTTTATCGGAATCTACTGGGTACGCAATATTACCCATGATAGCCACAATACCAGCACCGGGACTGTTATATGTGCTAGGATACTTGTCATCATTATCAGATATTCGACCAACACGCCAGTTAGTCCCTTCTACAATAGTATTAGTATGAGAATACTCATGGTTCTCAAGAAGTTTACAAGTACCACCTTCAAGAATTGGCTTAGTCTTAAAGTAATGAAAGATTCTCTTGGACTTTTCAGTAAACTCTTGGAAGTCACTTTGCTTCACTGCAAAACTAATTTCAAGACCATTAGGTTCATCAGTATGAGTAACTCCAAACAAACTCAGACTAGGAACACCACCTTCATCCATAGCAGCAATATAAGCATACGCTTGACCGTTGTGATAAGAAGTAGTGGAAAAACTCTTAGTATAAGCGAAAGGACTCTTAGAACCAAGTCCAAGACACCCAGTAAAATCATTACTATCATTTTTGTTACTAGCACCGTAAGTTGTATACAGTTCTTCCATATCTTCTTGAGATAATCCAGTACCATAATCTCTTACCGTAAAGTTAGGGTTGGCTTGTGTGGGTAGACTGACCTTGAAAGGGTTCCTGTTACCTGATGCAACGTGAGCGTCATTAGCGTTTGTAGACAGTTCACGAATAACTGCCATAACTTTGTCAGAATACAATGAGTCTGACAAAATTTTAAACATCTTACTTGTTTGAGCAATGCTAAACTGATTGCTACTGTCAACACCATTTGAATGAATTTCAACTGTACGATCTGCGAGTTTCATCTATTAATCTCCAAAAAAGTTATTGTCCTGTGATAGCCTAAGTATACCATCGTCAATAGATAGTGTCAAGCATTAATTTAAATTGGAGTCCAAATTCTATCTGCACATGGTAGAAAAGGATATTCTAAATCATCATCATCGTAATCATCAAACCAATCAGTATCCGGTGATAACGTCATCATCTTCTTCATCATCATCGTAGTCTTCTGGTTCAAAGTCCTCATCATCATAAGGATTCCATTCAGTATTATATTTTTCTTTTTCTTGTTTTTCTATCTGATCCTCAATTAATTCCGCAGCATCAAATACTACTTCAAATTCTTGGATTTTATCTAATACTAAATTGATTTTTCTCTCAAGATTTTTAATGATTCTTTTTAATTCTTTATTGTCTTTTTCTAAAGTAGATAGCTTTTTAGAATTATCTATTAATTGTTTGTTTAATTTAGAATATTCGGATATGGGCATGTATTACCTGTATTCTTTAATATCACCATTTTCTACGATTTTTTTATCTTCGTAGGAAGCAGCAATACGACGATAAAATTCTTGTTTGATATTTTCTAATACACCAGTAATCATGGCAATCTTACTGTACGAGGTTTCTCCCATACTTTTGGCTAAGATTCTACTAAAAGAATAATTAATTTCTCCTAATAATACAGTAAATTCTTCGTTAGTTACCTCATTGTTGTGTGTTAGGCATTCAACCATATTATCTATACAATCATCCAACTCTAATCTAGCACTTTCATTTATATATGGCATAATTCATCCTCATAATTAATAGAACAATAACACTGATATTCATTACAATATGGACATTTTGGCCCCGGTTCAATAAAACCCCAAGCATTACAATATGGGGTAAAACTTTCTTTTCCCGTATCTATACAAACTAAACTATCTTTAATATAGCCAATATTTGTCCAATGGCAATCCCAAAACTTTAATCCTGCTTTTTGTTTAATTTTATCTACAAGATGTTGCAGTTGATCGTAAGGAGTTTCTTCTATATCTAGCATCATAGCTTTTTCTGTGACATACCCCCAAGAGGTCACAGTAGCGTCTGGAGTCCAATATTTTAAAAGTTCTGGGTCATAGGAGTATGGTATTTTACAGACTTCTGTGATGATCTGTGGGGCTAAATTAAACTTAGCTAATTTTTTCTGTATTTTATAAGCGTCATCTGCTCTGCTTTTTAGTTTAAAACTTTTAAAGCCCATATGATCTTCACCCTTAATAGGTAGAAAATCACAATAGCTACCAGAATCATCCATGTAAGATGTATCAACCAAATAGTCGTTATTTACCATTTACATTCCTGTATTCCTCATCAGTCCACATTTTGTAGACCAAATAAAAATCTCTAGGTTTCCACTGTCTAACTTTCTCCATATCTGATACTTCTCCCCTTGGTACGGAGAGAAGCATTACTAGATATACAAAAATCAATCCAATAATAATCCAACAACTTTTATCTTTAATTAGTCTCTCCACCTGCTCTTGTAAGTAAAGCAGCAAATACAGATAAGTCTACATTCTCATTAATCGTCCTAACAGAACCGTCAGCATAACAAGAGTTCATAATGCCGGGATGAAAACTAAATGCTTCACCATTATTAGTAACTCCAAAAGGAATATTACCAGCACAATTCTTACACTTATCTCCATTACTATCCATACCATCTAACTTAAAAGGCCCAACACTATCTGCCCACCCAATACACTGATTAGTAGCACCAGTAGGAGTTGCTCCATTATTAGTATCAGCCTTATAAGTATCAGGTCTACTTCCACATTCTATAATTAATAAAGTATTAGAAAACCCATCTCTTATGTGAGCATCTCTAGTTACTGCATCTTTAATTAAACAACCTTCATTCCTATCTTTTGCTGCATAAATATCAGAAGCAGCAGGAAAAACTTTACTCTTAATACCTGTAAAGGTTTCATAATCTGTATATCCAAGATTATTGGGATTCATGGTTGTAGCAGCACTGTCGTCATCTCTAGTAGGCCCATCTACACTAGCATAACCACCAGCAGGAAGCATAGCAGAAGGACATTTAAAGACAGATAAATTTGCGCTTAATACTGTAGTATTTTGTTCCCACCAATTTTTACTAAAATCATATTGATCTGCTATTGCTCTTTGCTCCATCTGTGATAACAATGATGCTCTCCAACTATGTTCTGTACCTGAACGATTACCAGTAGAAGATTTACCAGCAGAATCAACTGTCCAAGAAGCGGCAGGGAAATATCTTTGTGAATCCATACTTGTGTGTGCTGCTAAACCTTGTTGTTTTAGATTATTAGCACAAGACATTCTTCGTGCGGCTTCTCTTGCCGACTGAACAGCAGGGAGTAATAATCCTACTAAAACGCCGATAATTGCAATAACTACTAATAATTCGATGAGAGTAAAACCTTTACGATTTTTCATTGTAAATTCCTCTTATGTGGGGAAGTTTGGTGAGAGGCTACAGTTAGCCTTGATTCTCTATTATACCCTTTCAAACTATTCCGGCATGTTAGTATTGTGTTAATATGAATAAATATGTACAGCATTACCTGTCAACTCTTCAATAAATTTCATAGCCTCTTTAACATCGTAGTAATCCCCTATAGCCATTCTTGTTTTATAGTAATCTCTCTTATATACAGCAAACACTCTATAGAATGGATCATCTAAACCAAACTCATCGGTATCTAAAAAATCTTCTGCTGTTTTCAAATGTTCTATAATAGTACCTCCATTATAGTCATTCATTTCTCTACAGGTAATGATTTCAAAACCTTTTATGACAGATTTATCGTTTGTATTTAATGCAAAGGCATTACACAACCTGTTTGATCTGCTCATTTAACTTCTCCTGTTCTTGTTGTAATTCTAATATTTGTGCTTGGGCTTTCTTTAATTGTCTAAGTCTTTCAGTTTCCAAATATTTAAAATATCCTAGAAACACTTGAGAAGTGATCACGCCCATCCCTGCGATGAGCGTAACCACAACTCCGCACACAAAGAGTGCGAAATTATCCATTAAAATATCCTCCTAGCGAAAGGATGCTAGGAACCCATAGACCTACAAAAATAGCCTGCTCCTTGGCAATAGCTTGATCTCCTAGAAACCAAAGTGAAACACTCAAAACAAAACTTGCAAACGCTGCTACAATAAAGTAACTCTTACTATTCATTATCTATC